TAGGGCTTCAGTTTGTATAGCAACCTTACCCACCTAATCGCCTTATCAAGTTTCTGTTCGTAGGCGGGGGAACTTTGCTACACCACTTCCTTCATCCATACCATTACTGATACCGACTTGTGGTTCACTACACTTGGCGGTAAATACCTGTGGCTAGACTTTCACTAGCAAGATTAGTGCCATGCTTGGCACACTACAAAACGGATATGCCGCTAAGTTCCAGACATATCCGCGCAAGGCTTGACTCATATTGATTCATTTCTGCCCCCTAATCCGAAAAATATTGGGAAAACCATGCTTCCAGTTTTCTTTCTACAAGCTGGGGAAACATAGTTTCCATAATATTAACAGCATGCTCTATATAATGTCTGCCATTAATATATCTTTGTTTTAGCACCATTCCGGTTTTTGCACCTCTTTGATATATAAATCTTCCGTTTGACCAGTACCCCGGAACAAATCTTTTTTCTACTCCCTGTGGATTTAGCCAGTGCCCATCGTTGACATATGCCGCATATTCAACGTTTGTGGCAATTGTCAGTGTAAGACCGCCTTCACTAAGTTCATAAATATTATTTGCATCACCTTTATGGAAACTTTTAAGCAGCAATCGAGTATCTACCACTTCCAGACGAATTATTTCATCTTGAATGATTCTAAGCATATTGACGCCTACAGCATCAAGAAACAGTGCCATATCATCTTTAAACCTTGCACTTGCATTATGCAGGCCTTTCACAAAATCCTCCAGCTCTGTCAAATCAGCCTGCACATATCTGCCATTCATATGGCTTTCGGATGTACCCTGTTAACCCATACAGCTATGTGATGGCCACGTATATTTCTGGGAACCTCCGCCTCATATGCATATCCTGTACCGCAGTCAACAATCCTGTCATTTACGCGGATATCTGTACCTATTGGGATCGCAAGCTTTAATCTGGCATTCATATCCTTTTGTGGTTCCTGTTGGACAACAGCCAGTGTTCCGCTCTTTACACAAAAGTGACATGGCAATTCCAATATATCAGGGGATTTTGGATATTGAAAGTCTATGGCATCTGGTAATCCATATCCCCTTTTCTTTGACATTCCTGCCATATGAAAGATATTGCACCTGTGGTCAAAAAAATCCTCTATCGCCATTATATCCTCCTACAGTTTCCTTAGCTTCATTGTCACCCTTCCACTGTCCTCTGGAAGTACAAACTCTTTTAACATTGCTTTTAGCCCCAGATTATCTTCAATGTTCGAATCTGTATCAATGGTATAAGAATAATCATCAAATGTCTCTGATTTCTTAACACCGTCCCTCTGTGCTATCGCCTGTTTCGCATAAGCTTCCGCAAGAAGTATGACCGCCATTGTCACATCCGGCGGCAATCTACTGCTGTACTCTGCCGCCTTGAATTTATTGTGCGTATTATATATCACATACTTTTCTGCCCTTGCTATGTCATAGGCAATCTGTGTGTCGGATCTTGCCTTTACCTTATCGGAGTCGGAGTAACTTCTTACCTGTTCCGGTTTTACCCATGGTCTGTCCATTCCATGCCTCCTTAATCCTCAAGCCCCATCCTCGTGAAAACTGCCAGGTCAAGCGCATCACAGATTTTCGCTGCCCTTTCATCATTGTTGCTGCAATCTGAAATATCAATATTCTTCTCAGCCGCCAGTGCTTCAAGTTCCGGTTTTTTGAGTTTTGCAATGGCGTCTGCTGATAATCCCTCTTGTTCCATATAGCCATCATTGCTGCCTAAATCCTGAAAAATTTCAAACCTTCCCGTAGACAACAGCTTCCTGGCAGCATCATCTTTAGCATCAAAAGGAATTCCCCTCACACACGAAAAGCCCTTTGCCGCATAAGAAAACCCCTGTTTTAATACTAATCTTTTCATAAGCGCCTCCTATCTTATGCAATCGCTGGCATAATCTGTGGAAGATTTGTGATAATTGCCGTGGCTTCAATTTCTTCAATAATTGCATCAAAATCAAAATGGATCACGTAAAATCTTTTATCCTTTCTGATTGCCTCCACAGACGTTTCATCCTTTTTTATCTTCATAGTGTAAGTGTTCACCTGAATGAAGTTCCTGGGGTTGGAAAGAATAACTGTATTATCCGGCATCATCGGAACACCCATAGACGGGATACCTACAGGGCTCTTATACAAACTTTCAGGAACTGCACCACCTGCATTAATAATTTTGTTGAGCAGAAATAATTCCCATTGCTGCGCTCTGGTCGGGCTCATCATCCAGCGGAGCGTACCGTCATTAAACCTAGTAGGCATGGATGCTACTGCATTATAGAACATTTCAAGTTCCATTTCCTTAGCTCCTGAAACATCAATAATGTGACCGTTACCGAGAGCTTTAATTATGCCGTCATTCTGACCAAGGAATACTTTATCTTTGTCATCCCCAATTCTCTCAACCTCTGCCGCATTCCATCCGCCCGCAGCGTGATTTACCAAAAAACGATAGAGGCCACCTGATTCTGTAACACACTCGCCAACCGTGTAAGCCTTGCCGTTGGAAAATGCTTCTGCCGCAGCTGCCTTTTCTTCTCCATTAAGTAAAAGGTCCTCAGAGTCAACCCCGACCTGTTTCGTCATAAGATTCGTTACGATAGTGTCCATATTTTCACCTTCAATATTCTGCCGAAGCGTATCGTTGGTGATATCCCAATCAAGCCTTGTCGCTTTACAGTCGTAATTAACTACTCCGAACGTAGGGCTTGCAGTTACGCCATCAAACGAATTCTCGGTTTTCGGACGAAGCAGTCTGTGCCCAATGCCTATCTTATCAATCTCGCCGGATTTCTCCACCCGTGTTACATGCCTGATTGCCTGCTGGAAAGGCGTAGCCTCAAACGTCTGCACCAAAAATTTTTTAGACTGATATGGTGTAAGCAAACCATGTGACACTACATCTGTTGTTATTGCGTCTTTAATAATCTGTTCATTAGTTGCCATATTGTTTTCTCCTCCTTTTCTTAAACAATACCGTGCAGATAATGTTCTTCCTGTTTCTTGACTGTCCCCGTAGCATCATTTAGATTTCCCGGCAGTGCCCTGCTCTGCATGACAGGTTCCAGGGCTTTCATAACTGGTTCCATAGCCTTGGAGATTTCCTCCCCTACCATTTTTGCTACTGCCCCGGCATCTATCCCATCAGTAGGAGCAGTGTTGGAATTCTCTGATGCTTCTGCTCCCGTTCCTCCCCCTGCTTCCTTTTCTACTGGAGATAACTCCTGAAGCTGTTTCACAACCGGTTCCATAGCTTTCTTGACTTCCTCACCTACAAGTTTCTGTACATCTTCCTTTGTCATGTCGATATCCTCCTTCTGGACATTATTTGTTGCTTCTTGCTCCCCTTCGTCAAACTCTGACAGGAAGGAACCAAGCGTATCATAAATGCCTTTGAGGGCACTTAGATTCTTTGAACTTATACTTTTGCCTGCTTTGACAACAGGTTCCGGAGCTTCTTTGGCTGCCTTTTCCAGTGATTTTACTATGCTCATATCTGATGTGAGTATCTGTGTTACGATATCATTAAAATCCTCCAGCGCTTCTCGGATTGTATTTTCATCAGAATTATATCCCCACTCCCATGCCCCTGTATCTGAATTGTAAAATGTGCCTTCCAACGTGTTACGGAGTGCATACCATGCAGAATAGAAGTTATCCTCCTTGACCCTGCGCTTAAAATTCGTTTTTACAGCACCTTTCTCTACCACATCAAATCCCATTGCCTTTGCCAGCCTGCGGAACAGCCCTTTGGGTTCATCCTGTTTTTCAACAGGAAGTTCCACATCCTCCTCGGAATAAACGCCTACGCCACCCATAGAAAACCCTGTAATATCACCTTTCTGTATGGCTTCCCACACATCAGTATTATTTATCTCCATTGTCATCAGCCATGTGCCCTTTTTGATGCTTTCCCCTTCAATTTCCATATCGCATTTCGCAACATAGGATTCCACTACTGTAGCTCCGTCGCACTTCTGAAAGCAATGCTGCAGGTCTACCTGGTTCCCGTTCTTGGCAAACCAGTAAGCCGCCTTTGTAATTTCCTCCTCCGTCATGTAATTGCCCTGAGTATCTTCGACCATCGGTTCATATACAATCCCAGTAACAAAATGGCTGTCTGCATCAGCTTTTAATATCCTTCCGAATGTGGCAAAATTTGCGGCGCCATTTCCCGATTTTGTAATCAGGAAATGCTTTTTATTAGCTGCTTTGTCAACCAATGATACAAAACTGATTTTTGCATCTGTAATTGCGTATGCTTTTGCAATCTTAGACATACTTATGTATCTCCTTCCGGTTTTATCTGCTGTTTAACGGACAGCTCCGAGACATTTAGGTCTTCTCTGCCATATTTTGCGCATCCAGTTCCTTCTCCCATGCACCATCATTATTTTCGATAATCTCCTGCTGCATTTTCTTACGCTCCTCATAAGACAAACCAAGGATATCATCATTTGTAATGCCCCTGTGGATGCAATGGCAGTTCACACTTTCACATGCAGGGAGCACCGGATCAAGCGGATGCATGGGGTAATATGTTTCACCGTTTACACTGTTAAGCGTGAATGGCTGTCCTTTTGGGACAATCTGCCCGTTCAAATCCTGATGGTTTGGACGCGGTTTATTTTTATGTTCCCCTGTATGCACCCATTCCTTACGGTCAGTTGCCGGGCTCTGCTGTATAGCCTCTTCATGCGCTACCGCATGAGCCCGCAGCACTTCTGTTACCGCTACCCTCCGGGCCTGATAATATTCCGTCCTCCACCCTCCGTCCATAATCTTCCTTGTAAGGCTGTCAATGCTCTCCCCGTTATCTATGGCGCTCTGGATAAGGTCTGTAAGCTGTTTATGGGTACTTATCTTCATCAGTTCGCCCAGCCGCTTACTCCATGATGCCATCCAGCTTGACGTCCGCTGCCTGAGTGTATCAATGACCAGATCAGCCTCCGTTTCTTTTATGTACTCTGTGGCCAGTTTTGGTATTTCAGTATCCAGCATGTCTGCAACTGCTTCTTCAACCTGTTCAGCAATATCGTCCGCATCCAACATTTCAGTAATTTTATTCTGGGCATCCTCCCACCCAATGGAAGCTGACAATACTGTAGTCAATGCCAACGTCTGTGAATTAAGGATATCCGCAATTTTTTCTTGTAGGATATTTATTTCCTCAACGGTTTCCTCCGCTTCTGCAAACCCCTCTTCATTCAGGGTTTCTGACAAATCTTCATCTGCCTTGGCTATATAAAAATCTATAGCACTGATAATTTTATCTTTTTTGGCAATAACAGCTTTGGCAATCATTTTATAATATAGCGGCTGCTCCTGCATAATCACTCACCTGCCTTCTGTTTATATCCCATTAATGCTTTGCGAATCTCCAGCAAGACAGGAACTATATCTTCATCATTTAGAGCTGCTTTTTGTATCTGCGTGTCAAGCTGCTGCATCTCTCCTTCTGTCACAACTGTATTATATCCCTGTGTTTTCGTATTTTGCCCTGTAGGAGCATTTATGCCTGTTTTCGTGTTTCCCACTGTATTTATGCCTAAATCCTGCGTAAGCTGCCCCTGTGACAATGTTTTTGAATACGCAAGTGGAGTATCACCCCAGTCACCTTCATAGTCTTCGCAGCCATCTTTTCCAAGAACCTTATAGGTCAACTCTTTGGCATTATTTGGCGTCAGCCCGCCTGCCCTCTCCGTCACATTCAGCATCTTCTGAATATCATCCGGGTTAGTGATGTCAGGCTCGTCAAACCTTGCCTCTACATACTGGAACTGGTAGCCATTCAATAGTTTGTTGTTTACTATCCACGCCAGGGACATTCTTTCCGGCTGGAATACCTGTTTTTCTGTAACTTCCATAGCTGTCTGTGCCGTAGCCCTGTTAAAATCAGTAGTATATCCTACATAAAGGTCTGGAAGGAGGAATGCCGACTGGGTTTTCTTTCTTCCGTTTTCCTGATACTCCTGAAACAGCTCATCTTTCTGTAAGATATTGGCAAGATCCTTTATTTCCACTTCTGGCTTTTTCCCCACATCAAAAGCTGATGACACTTCATTAGTTTCTGCTTCAAGGACAAGAAATGAGTGCTGTCCCTTCTCGCCTTCAATTTCATTCATGTAAGTCTGTAATTTTTCGAATGCATCATCAGAAAGAGTACCACCATTGACAAGTATCATTAAAGGCGTATGCCTGCCCTTGCGGAAATAGGAGTTATTAACCTAAATTGTGCTCATTTTTTAGCGTAGACAAACGTTTGATGGTGTATATCGTCTAAAAAAGGATTTTACCCATTTTTTCTTGCTTTCGATGCTTATTTTGACCCACCGAACCTA